ATCTGTATATAATTTTTTAAAGTTACCTCCACCTTTTTCTAATGAATTAGATGTACTTCCCATCATACATTTTCCGATAATTCTAGAACCTAATCTTAAACAAGTTTTTGTAACCCTCCAATTATTTAATATGTTGTCAGGTCTTTCCCATTTCCCACTTTCATCGTGAGCAAGTATTTTTAATTTTTCTCCATCGTACGAGTTGTCCCCTGTGTTTTTCCAGTCAATCGTGGTGTCAAGACCTTCGAGTTCCTCAACGGCTTGATTTGCATCAAGTTTCTTTCTGGTGAGTTTTGAGGCAGGGACTCTATAGGCAAGCTCCGTCTTCGGCCTGTCCATACCGTCCTGGATGGGCTTGAAGAAGAAGGGATAGTTAAGTGATATGGGAACGACCTTATCGGTGAACATCTTCTTAGCATCCGACCCTGTCTTTGACAATATGCCAAAACGTGAGTCACGTGAGGTGGTTGCTGCATGCACGAGTTCTGATGAGGACATAAACGAAAAGCCTGAACGCCTGTTTTTAAGATAGCACATTCCGTATGAACGAATGTCTGCTTTGCATGCCTCCCAAAATAAATAGAATAATCTATTGGACTCTCTAAAGTTTGGCTGCCCAACATCAATTTTGGTCCAGCACAAGTACATGTAATGAGAGCCAGTAATATAAGTAGGAACGTTTTTGTTATTAAACCAAAAACCTTTTTCACGCCTTTCAAATTCTTTGTCAATATAGTCATACCATTTTTCTTTAAAAGTATCAGGATATTTATCCCAATCAAATACATTCTTTATTTTACTTAATTCTTTAGGATATTCTAATTTATCCCAATAATTATTTTTAAAACTATGAACATCTTTTACTTTTGGTAAGGCTATTCGTAATTTTTGTATTTCATATACATCACCAATTGTGCCGTCTTTTGAAATAATAACAATGTCATATTCTTTATTATATCCATACTTCCATGCCTTCTTTTTATTGTAAGAATTCAATACCTTTTCAGGCACAACATTTTCAAGTATTTTATATAAAGTTTGTGTATACATTATTTTGACCTACCTTCTGCAAAGCCTTTAAATAGCGCTGCTTTTGTTTCTACGTTTTCTGTATTAATCATATTGTTTTCTTCTTCAATTTTAGATAAAATTTCAAAAGCGTCAAATATAGCTAACTTCTTAGAAGCCGCTGCGTTCTTTAATCTATCTGCTGCAATATCAGGAGCTAATCCATCTAGGTCTTTTTTTAATATACCTTCGTTAGCGACTTTTATAAGCTCTTTTACAGCTTTTTTTCCTGCTTTAATTATTTCTAATTTTAATTCTATATTATTCATGAAACCATTGTTATGTTATTAGTAAACATTCTGTATAATTTTTCACCGTCTAAATTATACTCATATTCGCTATCAGGTTGAAAATAAACTTTATCACCTACATTAACTCCTTTTTCTATTAAAGAATCATTAGTATATTTAATTAAACCTGCTAAAGGTTCTTCGTCTTGATGTGTTTTAAGGTAATTGTTTTTTTTAGGTAAAGGTTTTACCATGCAGTATTTTGAGTGGCATGACCAAGTGTCTTTACTTTTAAACATAAAAAATTGATCGAAATCAATAAAAAACAAATTATCTTTAAAAAAACTCTTTCCACTTCTCTCTACTCCTTTCATGTCATTATAATATTTAAAAACATTATGATGAACTAAAAGTGTGTCTCCTATTTTAATAGGGCCTGAATAGTTTATTGGTGTTTCAACAACTATTGCATATCTATTTGATACGGTATGATCTTCTTTTGATGTGCTTGTTATAAAATTAACATTTCCAATCTTTTTAGTATTATCATACCTTTTGTCATTGCTTGGTTTTACAATGAAATAAAAAGGTGATTTCATTCAAAATTTATATTATATTCGATTGATATTGGCATATTTGAATTAAACTCTTTCCAGAGAAATATTTCTCCTTGTTTGTTTTCAATCCATATTTTTATTGAATCATTTTCAGATACATATTTTATTAAATGTATAATATAATTTGCATTTAAAATTTCTTGATTTACAATATAGTGCATTGCACTCGATTTATAGTCTGCTCCGACTGATATTTTTCTTATATCCATTTTATTTTATTTAAGGTGGAAAACAGTATCCTAAATCTTGCACAAAATAATTGCCTGCCTTAAGATCAAAACGAACCTCTATCCATTGGCTAAAACAATAAGTAGTATAATAGAATCCTGCAAGTACTTTACAATCTTCTCCAGAGTTATTACTACAAATTTTATTTCCAAGTTGAATACAGTTACTATTACTTCCAAGGTAATATAATGTTAAAGTAGGTTTTGTTCCACAAGATTTACTATTGTAGCTTCTTTCAGGCCCATAAGCATTAAAAGATCTCCATACTATTTGATTTCCGTAATTTCTAAAATTTAGTAAATTATCTTTATTACCTGCATACAAAGGATCAAACTGAGCTGAATCCGCAAATTTAAAAAGGTCTGAAAGATTGTCGTAGTTTCCCACAGCAGTCCTTACATCAGACATATCAAATGTGGTTGTATTAGGTACAGCCATTACTTTTCAAGTTTTGCTAAACGAGATTCTAGCTCTGAAATTTTAGCTATTAATAAATCTACGTATTTAACTGATTTAAAACCGTCTTCATCTTGACTAACAAACTCAGGATGAGATTTTTCTAAATCTTGAGCTATAACACCTGTTCTATAATCTCCTTCTTCTTCTTTCATTTCAAAAGACTTCCAATCAACATCTATTTTTGTTGGTTCTAAATCTTTTATTTTTGTTTTTAAACGCTCATCAGAAGACAATATAAAGTTAGTAGCTCTAACTGTAGAGGTAAATCTACCTGTACCTGTTACATCAAAATTGTAAGAAGCAGAGCCTGCACCAACTTTTACCCTATTATTACTTTGAAGGTTTAAAGTTGTATTTCCTGAATTATAAAAAGTAATGTCAGATGAATCGCCAGACATGTATGCTTCACCACCAAGTCCATCAATATCTCCTAGTTCAAATTCCCCTGTAGTAGGGTCTAGAGTGAAACCTCGGTCACCTGAATCAGAAAATTCAACATCTCCATTTACGACAAATTTAGAGCCAGGTGTCAAAGTACCTACGCCCACATTTCCATTATAACGAATGGTCATCCAATCTTGAGGAGAACTACCTGAATTAGTCGATGCAGTTCCAAATCTTAAATTACCTCCACCTCCTGAACCTGAACCTGCGGAATTTTGATTTACAGTCCTTATATATGCATTTGCATAACCAGTAGTAGAGTCATCTTTGTGAGCAAACTGAACTCTTCCAATCTCTTGACCTGCTGATACAGTTCCATCCAAGCACATTAACTGCAACACACCTGGTGCGCTGTTTGGAACAGGTTCAACTGGTGTAGCAACAATAAGATTAGGGGTTAATCCAAAATTAGGCGCTGAATACAGTGGAGACCCTATAGCTGCAGTTGTACCAACTTTTAATGTAGTAGATACTTCTGCTGATGTTAATAATTGTATAGCCATTATTTGTTTTATATATTATATAGGCACACTACATTACATAGTGTGCCTATAAAAAAGTTTATCCTACATATGTAAGAAGCACTATGTAACTTCCATCTGCAATTGTACCTGCAAAAGCAACAGTTAAATCAGCACCACTTCTAGTTGTTTCAGCAAATACTGTATCTCCAACTGAAGACATAACTTCAACTTTTACATCTAAAGCATCATTTACTCCACCTCCAAATACAGCTGCATTTGAAACATCTACAATAAATTTAGTTGTTCCGCCTCCTGTAGTTCTTGTTACTGCTCCTGAAGCACTAGTTAATGTAAGTCTTTTTCCTAATGCACCTGTAACTACAGAGTTTAATGCATATCTACCATCTAAATCAACAGTTACATTTCCTAAACCTTGTCTTGCTGCAGTTAATATACCATTACCTGTGTTAAAAGATAAAGAAGTTAAATAGTTGTTAGTTCCTGTTGAAGGAGTTACCCAACTACCATCACCACGTAAGAACGTACTACTTGAACCTCCTGAAGGAACGTGACCAACTTTAGTTGAACCTGCATAAGCCATTGACTGAACTTTAACATTACCTGTAGTTGGATTAACCACAATTGGCGTTCCTGAAGAAGTCCCTGGACTTACTTCATCTACACTAGTTACAGTTTGAGTATTTGTATTTACCCATGGTACGTTAACTACTAAGTTGTCTCCTGAGTCAACTTGAACCTTATATGTTCTAGATGCAGTAGTACTTGAAGAGTTAGCAGCTGTTAAATTTGTGCCATCTACATTTGCGTTTATAGTATTACCTGATAAACTTAAACCTGTTCCTGCAGCTCTTTGCGTGTTTGTGTTTGTTGGTGTTACCCATGAACCATCACCTCTTAAGAAAGTAGTACTTCCACCCCCATCAGGAACAATACCTAATGTTGAACCACCACTATAAACATCAGAAGAAACCCATCCGTTTGATGTTACACTAAAGTGAGCTGAATTAAATCCTGCAATACCTTTTGTTGTTGCTCCATCACTTGAACCTGCTGTTGCAACACCTATGTTGTTTTGAACTACTGTCCAATTAGCTAGTGCGGTTGGAGCATCTGATTCTGCAATAAGTAAATCACCATCTTCAACTGTTTCTCCAAAGAATTGTCCTGCAGTTGTTACTGCATATGTCCAACCTTGTTTAATAGATGAACTTGGATTTGAATCCAAGTCAGGTGAGTTGGTTGCTGCGTTATATCCTCCTTGGAAAATTAAAGCTCCTGAACCTGCTAGTGTAGAATCTACATAGCTTTTAGAAGCTGCTGAACCTGCTGCTGTTGGAGTTACTGGAACACTTAACTGTCCTGTAAAAGAACCTGTACCTGTAACGCTTAAAATACCGCCTGTCATTGTTATATTGTCTCCAACTGTTAAGTCAGAAGTAATTGTAACGTCATTTGGTAATCCAACAAATATTGTCCCTCCTGCTCCTGCAGTTTCAGTAACTTGTATTTCATTAGATGTACCACTAAGAGTAATGCTTGTATCAGTTCCTGAACTAGCATCTAATTCTACTTTAGCGGTATTTGCACCACCTGCTCCAACTTTTACCTGATAAGTTGTGTTTGTATTTGGGTTAGCAGGTAAAGTAAATGTTGTTACTTCATGACCTGTAACGTGTCCTGTAGCATTTGTTGTTACGTCTGTATATGCATCGAATGTCCCTCCAAATGATAAAGAAGCAGTATCTGTAGTTTCTGTATCAGACTGACTTGCGTGAGAAATATTTACAGAACCACTTGACCCACCACCTGTTATTGGCGATGTTGTACTTACATTTGTAATATCTCCTTGAGGTGCTAAAGCTATTAAACTTGATACAGCAATTTCTTTTACTGTACTATCTGTTGCATCCTCATATAAAATTTTATCAGAAGCAACTATAGCTGTTCCATCTGGAGCAGAATCTATAATGTTATTTGCACCTGAATAATCTACAGCTAATGATACTGAACCTGAAGTTCCTCCACCTTGAAGACCTGCTCCTGCACTTACTGCAGTAATATCTCCTTGTGGAATAGATGGGAAAGTTACTAAATTACCTGCACCATTAATATACTGAGAAGTTGTACCGTTCATTGTTATATTAACGGACGGATTAATTGTAGCAGTTCCTCCAATTCCAGCTGTAAATGCATTACCTGCATGTGTAGCTGCAACAGATGTTACTGTACCATCATATTGATCATTTGTTGTAATTGTAATTGTAGAACCTGAACGTGTTACACTAGCTGTAC